CCACGAAAAAATGCCATAATTCTAAGAAAAAAGAGTATTTAAGATTAGTTTAACTTGTTGTTGACTTTTTTACAGTACTTTTACTGTTATTTCTCATATATTGTTCACATCTAGGGTCCCAGAGAGCAGGATTTCGCTTTCCTTTGACCTTTTCAATAATGTCAAGCATTTCTGGTGTGATTTCAGTCATTTTTTCTTTGATTTTGTTGTTTTTTTAGTGGATTTTTTCTTTTTACCTTTTTTAACGGTAGAGATGTAACCCATACACCTACTCATAGCAGCAGATTTGACCATGTTCAACTCCTTTTCTTACGTCTTACTTGATACACGTTTACTAGGACGACAGGCAGGATATCCTCTTTTCTCTCCTTTTTGACGACCACAAGGTTTTCCAGTCTTAACATCAACCCAGTTTTCCTTAAACCAACGATCTAAACCACCTTTGGTTTTTGTTGTAGGTTTACTTTTTCTTGCTTGTGGCACGTTTTCTCTTTGTTGTTGTACGTTTTTTACTTTTTGTATAACCAGAAGCAGTCCTTCTTTGACCATCTGGCCCTTTTACATCTCCTTTGCATACTTTTACCGCATAAGCATTAGCGTAAGCCGAAGGATAAACTTTAAACTTACGTTTTGCTGCTGCTTTACCTCTGGCACATAATTTAGTCATAATTACATTCCGCAAGAACAGCGTTTCTTACCGCCTTTTTTCTTCTTTTTCTTTTTTTTCATTCCAGTATGATAAGGCATAAGCAAAAAGGGTATCTTAGTATATTCTAAACGAAGTTTGGCCCAGTGTCTCTGGCTTCGCCAAGTTAAATTGTTGCAGACAAAGATAACCAAAAGCATCAAACGCATGGTCCACTCCCAGATTCTTATTAGG